ATTAATACTGCGAGAAGTGTTATCCTTTTCATTTGATTTCCCCTTCAAAAACAATCTCGAAGTGTTTTGAAATCCGCCATTCATCCACAAGATTGTCCGGCGTGATTCCCCAATAGTTGCCGCCGAATGACATCGGCACTCCCGTATTCACAAGGAACATGGCCGTCAGCTCGGAACAGACCGGTGTTTTCATCCAGTGGACCCAGCGAGCCAGGCCGATCGCGTGAAGCAACAGGCGGTGAAAAGGGTACATGCGGTTTTTCAAGGGGCAGACCGCCTCAAATCCTTTCCGCAGCGTCCATGCGTTTTCACTCCCGGCAAAGCGGGCGATCAGGACCCTGTCCCCCTTGTATGCTTCGAAAAGGTCTTGCTCGGCTATTGTCCAGACGGCTTCCAGAGTCTTGCCCTTCGCGTCCTGGATAATCCCCGTATGCCCGTACTCAGCCTGGCCGTCCGGGCTCTTGAGTCTTTCAGCGAGACAAATCGCCTTGCCTAAGCCGTTCGGATTTCTGGTTGCGAAAACGTCGCCGGGTTTCAATTCCATAATCACACCTTAAACACATGTATTCGGTCCGGGACCGGCAGCAAATCGAAATGCAGCCAGCTCACTTTTCCCTCAAGCCGCATGATCCGTGAAAGCAGTTCGTGGTCCTGATTCTGTAATATCTTCCGTCGCGCCTGCTCCGCCGAGTAGCCTTCGATATCGCAATCAATCGCCATCCCGCGAGCGTGCAAGCTCTTGGGGGCGCCCAACTGCCTTGCCTTCTCAGGGGTCCGATATCCCCGCCATTCAAAGAGCCCGCCGTAATGCCAGGTGTTGACCGTAATGGGCCGGTCGAAATATTCCCGGAGGTCGTCGAGGGCAATGAGCAGATTCGTATCGAACAGGGTCAGGCAGCCGTCTCCCATTTTTTCATAGGTTTTCCGGTCAACGAGTTCACGGGGCTGGAAGTGTTTCATCTTCCCTTCCTGCCGCCCTTGCCTTTACCCTTGCATTTGGTTCTCATAGTTAAACCTCCATCGGATCAACCCAGATGATGATCCGGCCTTTGTTTGCACTCCCCGCACCTGTGATGGTGACGGTCAAATCCGAATCAACCGCAACCGGAAGCGACGGCACAAGAGGCTCAGCAGCCGATGCACTCCGGGCCGCACCGCTACCGCCCAGCACGTCGAGCGAATACGAATCCAGCAACGTAAGGGCGTAGGAGTCGGGCAGGTCCGTGGTCAGGTCGCCGCTTGCACCCGGCGCCGTCTCTACTTTGACTATCTTTCCCCTGATCTTCCCCGGGGCTGGGGCCGAATAGTGCTTGCCGGAATTGAGATTGGTCAGAATCGCATTGGATACCGTCCCATCGGTGTGCGATACCCAATCCACGACTATCTTTGCGACATCCTTGTTTCCGTCGAGAAACGGGTTGCCTTCTACTGCCACTGTGATTGTTGAAGCCATTACAACCTCCTATCTAACCTGTATTTCCCGGTATGAGCCGTCGTTCCTGGGTTTCCTGCGGGCCTCGAAGTTGGATATGCCGGGCCTGTCCTTGGCTTTATTTTCCGTTGCCCTGCGTCGCCTGGGGAGGAGCCGCATCATCTGTGAGGCTATTGCCGCCGTGGTCACCCGATCATCCTTACACCCTGATTCCGCCCCGTACTTGCCGTTTTCCTCCACGAACGTCCGCATTTCGGATACCGTCTCCCTGCACTGAATCTGCAAAGAGCCGTCCCTGGCCATCTCGTAAAGACCGTCGATCATCTGCGGCTTGGATTTCCCTGTCTCAATCCATCCCGGTTCACCCGGCTTGTTCTCGTACATGGGATATTTTTTGTTCTTGAGACCTGCAGCGGCGGTGTAACCATGATTCAGGAGGGCGACACAGGCCACTGCCCGGAAGTAGAGATTGCCGATAAGCTCAACGACATCCGCAATCAGATCATAGTCGATATGCCCGTGCCACTGAGCCGCCTGTCTGCCGGTGCGGTGATTGAATACGTCAATATTGGTGTAATCTGGTTCTTGCTTCTCCGCCTTCTGCCGCTCGTTTTTCCCACCCGCGGAATCCACGGTGATGAAATAAGTGTCCTCGGGGTTGAGTGACGGCCGCTCCCAGATGGAAAAATGCCCATTGGGATTGGGCCTGATCTTGGTCTTGCCCAGCCGGTCGACAACATCGCCGACGAGCACCGGGGGATTACAGGCCGCTTCGATCATGTCGCAAAGCTCTTTGGGGTAGACGTTGGAGCCCTTGGACAGGAAGCTTTCCTCGACGGTTGCTGGGAACTCCTGCCGGAACTTCTCGATTCTGCCCTTGAACGTGTCCTCGATCTTCCAGCGCCGCCAGTGCAACTGCTCGAGGGTGAGCCCGTACTTTTTCTGTAGTTTTATATCCTCCGATTCTTCCCATTGCAGCAGCTCTTTGTTGAAAACCCTCTGTTTGATGAGACTCTCAAATTCATGTTTCTGCTGATCTGAATCAAACTCTCGGGAGTACTGCGTATGGGCGAACCAGGGGATGAACACCAGCACCCAATCTGACCCGGGCCGCTTCCAGGCGTAAGTAATCCCGTTCTCTTGATAGTATGGGTATTTGCCTTCGGAATAAGCATCGAACACGTCGCGTTGGAACCTGTTACCGTAGCCGTTTCCCGTGGATTCCAGGTAAACCTCGGTGTCCATCGGGTTGGATATACAACTCATGAGGCCGTCTAACAGTTCGTCCGGGTCGCCTTCCCAATAAGCCACTTCGCTCCCGTGCAGGAAATGGATTCCTTGAGAGCGGCCGGCAGAGGTATTTGAGGCGCAGGCCAGGGAATACTCTGATTTCAGCCCGGTCCCCGCCTTGTTGTCGAACAGGAGCTCCTTTTTGGAGCTGTACTTGGTCTGGGGTTTCAGGGGGTTGCGCTCATGGAAGAGACGGGCCATTGAAAACAGGGTATCGGTGGAGTCCTCCTCATGCGCCACGATAAAAGCGTTGATATTGAAATTCATTGAGGTTTTCCAATACCCACGGCCCTCAACATACGTTGAGCCGCCGAATCTCCGCGCCTTGTCGAGGAGGATTCGCACGTAGCCGAGCTCGGAGCGTTGCTTTTCGACAACAATGTGAAGAATCCGCTGGGGATTGTTGAATATGAACGGCAATAATTGTTTTGTAGAGTGGTCGCGCACAACGAGACAGTCCTCCGCATATACCTGAAAGTCCTCAAGGTATTGCTCAAGGATTGCTTCCTTATCTATCTTTTTTGCCAGTGCGCTTTTCATGGACCTTTCTCAGAACTTCTTCAAAGCCTTCCACCTTGACATCGAGCTTCTCCGGCTTCTTTAATCCAAACCACCCGGATGCTATACTGGCCGCATCGAGACGCTTACCATGATCAATCAATGGAGTTGAATAAACCCATTTTCCCCTGTCTTTGTCGTAATTCGTTTTAGTTTCACAAGCTTCCAGTCCATCCTTGACAGCTTTCACTACGGAAGAAACAGTAAGTTTATGCTCGCGGCAGGCTTTAGCGAGGGGGGCACACAAAGAATCAAGCAACTCGTCTTTGGTTACTTTCTTTGCCATGATTGGCGTTTACAACAAGCATTGAAAGCTTGTCAAAGTGCCATAGGATTGTGACAGGGGATTGTGAACTAGATTTGTGTCACAGGATTGTGACAGAAAATATATTTTTAATTATTTTTTTGATGTATTCTCAAGAATAAGAAAACGCTGAAGAAGGGATGGGAATGAATAACAGACTTTTTGTTTCCCCCCGTTTTTAGCTCGCTTGATTTTATATAGGATTGCCCCAACTTCCCGCATGTGGGGGATTTTACGGCATAGCGTTCTTCGGCTTATTCCCATATACTCAGCAATTAAATCCTGCCTCTCAATCGCTTTTTCTTCCATCGCCCTTTTCCTTTTGAGGTTGAAATGTAACTGAAACTACCTGCCGACGATTAACAAGCAATGCCAGGGCCGCTACATCCTGCTCACGAGCCTCGAAGATATCGAGTTGCAACCGGAACCCGCCTTCAATTTTCAGGTTCTTATATCCTGACATCTGAGCTATGATTTTTAGTTTATCCCTCATCCCTTCACCCCCGCCCATGCCACCATGACAATAGCCAGCCCGAAAACGATGATAGCCAGGGCTCCCCAGAAGCCGAGGCCGATCATAAAGCCGCCGTAAATCAGTTCAAGTGGGTT